GAACATACCCGGAGCGTACTCGACAACGCTCACGCCCTATGTCCGTGAACCGCTAGAGGCTTTTGGCGACGACTCAATTCGTAGGGTGGTGCTGGTATGGGGGGCACAAACAAGCAAGACCACAACGATTCTAGCTGGCCTAGCGTACCGAATAGCAGAGAGACCTTGCCCCGCATTGTGGGTAATGCCGAGCGAGCATCTTGCTAGGTCTTTCACAGAAACTAGGTGGTTGCCGATGATTGACGATTGCCCAGCCCTAGCGAAAGAGAAACCAGACAACACCGACAAAATCAAAATCCTAGAGCAACACTTTAAGCGATGCTCGGTCTGGTGGGCTGGCACTAGCCCCTCGGCTCTTTCCAGTCGCTCGATTGCGTTACTCTGTATGGATGAGGTCGATAAGTTCCCAGAGCAAGCGGGGTCGGGGCGAGAGGCCAACCCAGTTCAATTAGCAGAGGCACGAGTTAGCACCTACCCGAACCATCTCATCATAGCCACTAGCACCCCTACAACTGCTGACTCAATCATTTGGAGCGAGTGGCAAAAGGGGGATATGCGTTTCTACTTCGTCCCTTGTCCTCATTGTGGGCATAAGCAGAAACTGGTCTGGGGGCAAGTGAAGTGGGACGAGTCGGCAAAGATTGAGGATGGGGTTTATGATTTTAAGCTGGTTAAATCCTCGACCTACTACGAGTGCGAGGAGTGCAAGGGAAAGATTACAGATGGACAGAAAACCAAGATGCTCCGAGAAGGCGAATGGAGGGCAACCAATTTGAAGGGCGAACCAGCCAGACGCTCCTATCATCTCAATGGCCTATATGCCCCTTGGGTATCCTTTGGAAGTTTAGCGGTGAAGTTTCTGCAAGACAAGCACAATGGAATCATCGGCCTACAAGATTTTGTGAACCGAGTTCTAGCCGAGCCTTGGATGGAACACGAAAGCGAGAAGATGGAGATTGTAGCTGGCGATTACAAGATGGGCGAAGTTCGGATGGGTGAGAAGCTGATTATGGCTTGTGACATTCAAGAGGCGGGGGGCTTCCACGCTTGGTGCGTTGTGAGGGCTTGGGATTTAGAAGGTAGGTCAAGGCTAGTGTGGGCGGGGCGGTTGGAAACTTGGGGAGACATTAAGGCCAAGGCAGAGGAGTTTGGGGTGGAATCGAAGTGCGTTTTCTGTGACAGCGGTGACCAGACCAGAGATGTCTATCTCCATTGTTGCAAGTGGGGCTTTATGGCGTTGGTCGGTTCAGATCGAGCCAGCTTCTCTGAAATTGTAGATGATCGAAAGCTCCAACGCCCCTACGCTCGAATCGCCAATGGAGACCCCTTCAGCGGTAAGGCAGTTCAATCCAAGACTGGGTGGAAGTGGAAGTTCTGCCCAGTTTGGCGGTGGTCGAATCCATCCATCAAAGACATCCTCTCCAACCTATTAAAAGAACCCGGCTACATCGCCCTAGACACCCCCGATGTTTGGCGAGTTCATATCGAAGCAGAGGTGAAGGTGCGGGTGAAAAACCCTATGACTGGCAGGGAAAGGCTCGTCTGGAAGCAGATAGGAAAGAATAATCATTTGTTGGATTGCGAGTGTATGGCAATCGTGGGTGCGGCCTTATATGGTCGATTGAAAGTCTCCCCCGCAAGTTTGACAGAAAGTGAGTTTGATAATGGCGAAGGGTGATTTCATTGGGCTACCCCTTGCTACCTTAACCTCCTTGCGTGACAAGTATGTGACTTGTCTTGAGGCGATTGCGGTGGCGGGTTCAAGCTATTCGATATCTGGTCGTTCGTTTTCAAGAGCGAATCTCGGTGAGGTAAGAGATACGATTGCGGAATTGACCCTAGCCATTCAGTCTGTTAATGGTACTCGTATCCGCACAACTTACACAAAGTTCTCGTGAAAAAAGCCCAACTCAATTTAATAGATAAAGCCGTTGCTTTTCTGAACCCGCAAGGGGCAGTTAATCGGATGATTGCACGACAAAAGCTCGTCAATTTTTCTTACGATGCAGTCAAATATACAAGGGAAAGAAAAGGGCCGAGTGCCCTTTCTGGTGCAGAAGATTATCACTCTAATTATGATCGAGTAGAGTTGATGAAGAGGGCGAGGGATTTGGCAGAGAATGTTGGCCTTGTTCGCTCCATCCTAATGAAGTTCGCCAGCCATACCGCCGCAAACATTTCCTACCAAGCCCGAACCGAGAACCCCGAAGTCAATACCGAGGTTGAGGCGTATTGGGCAGAGTGGTGGGACAAGTGCGATCTAACCACAAGACATACTGGCTCAACCCTTATGCAAGTGGCGATGATGAGTATGCTCCGGGATGGTGACTTCCTTTTCGTTTTGGTTCGAGATAAGGATGGCAACCTAAAGATTCAAGGCATTGAGGCAGATAGATTGGGAGACCCCTTCAAGGTTTATACAAGCCTAGACTTGATTGGTGGAATCCATATTGATCGGGATACTGGTGCTCCAAGTGCCTACGATATTTATAACCGAAGCATTGGCGATTTTTACACCTACCAGACAACCATCCCCTCAAGCCAAGCCTTCCACCTATTCGACCCGCTCCGCATCGACCAATACCGAGGAATCTCTGCTTTTCATACAGCAATCAATGATTGCACGGACATCTACGACATTATCAACTTCGAGAAGATGGCCGCAAAGAACGCAAGCTCACAAGCTGGCATCGTGAAGAGGAATAACAACAATGCATCTGATCTCTCAAGTCTCACAAACGATGAAGATTTGAATGGCAACACGATTAAGCTAGAGGCGATTGAGTCTGGCAAAATCTCCTACCTAGAACCCGGTGAAGATATCGTGTTCCCAGATGGGCCGAGCCGACCCTCTGGTGCTTTCGCCGAGTTCCACAAGATTCTTTTAAGGAACATTTGTCTTGGCCTTGGCATCCCTTACAGCTTCGCCGTAGACCCTTCCGCTATGAGTGGCCCGACTGCCCGATTAGAGATGCAACAAGCAGGGCGAACCTTCCGCAGATATCAGAAGCTACTAGATGATAAAGTGCTTCGTCCGATTAAGAACATCGTGATTGCAGATGGAGTCGCAAGGGGATTGATTGAGGACAATGTTGGGAGCAGAACAACTAGGGGCATTTTCAATTTTGGGGCTAATGTCTCTATTGATTTAGGTAGAGAATCCGCTTCTGCCATCTCCGAGTTCAAGACTGGACTCCGAACCGCCGCCGACATCTACGCCGAGCGAGGCCAAGACTTTGAGAGTGCTATGCGTCAAAGGGCGATTGAAGCCAAGCTAATTAAGGATTTGGCCGAGAAGTACGGCGTAGACCCAGAGACGATTTCAGACATTGTTCCACCCAAGCCTACCTTGACCAAACCCGAAGCACCCTCGGTTAATCCAGTTATCCCAGCAAAGGACAGCCCAGAAAGTGACGAGGATATAGGGGGAGATCAAAAGCCAATTCCAGAAGACCCGGTTGATGGCGATGGTCAAGAGGTAGGACTGGATTGCGGAACTGGTGCGGGCGGATTCAAGGAAGGCAATACTTGTTCGGGCGGAGGAGGCGCGGGAGGTCAAGACTCCGAACCAAAGGAAAGATATAGGGATAGGATTGAGGGAACAGATGAAGAAGTTAAGAATGAGGAACGAAAGAGGGAGAGGAAATTAAAAAATCTTAAACAAAAAGTAGTCGAGTCTAAACAAAGAGAAGCGGATATTCGGAAGCAAATATCAGACCTAAATCAAAAAATAGCATCCAAAACAACGGATTATGACGCTAAAATAGCGGCGATTGATAAGGTTGCAGAAGAAATGATACAAGAGAGCAAGCAAAGACAAGTAAAAATTCAGCAAGACCTAGACAAAAAACTTGCGGCCATTGCAGAGAAATCTAAAAAACGACAAGAAGCTATCGTAGAGAAATACAAGAAACGAAAAGAGGAAAGAGAAGCAAGAAGATCGGTTGTATCGACAAAGAGGAGCAGTTCTCTAGAAAAGAATTTAGAAGAGGGTGATGAGATTGAGTCAGACGAGAAAATTGAATCTGAAATCTCAAATGCAGAAAAAAACAACGATAAACTTAACTCTTTGGTTTCGGAGCTAAAAGCAATCCTAGAAGAAATAGGCAACGAAGAAGCTAAAAAAAAAGTTCTTGAAAGCCTAGACCCCGCATCTATTAAGATGCTGATT